GGCCCCTGAGCTGGCCCCCGAGCTGGCCCCCGAGCTGGCCCCCGAGCTGGTCCCCGAGCTGGTCCCCGAGCTGGTCCCCGAGCTGGTCCCAGAGCTGGCCCCCGAGCTGGTCCCTGAGCTGGTCCCTGAGCGACTTCAAATCAACCTTGGGCCAAGTTTGACAAAGCAAGTTTATGTAAAGTTCTGCACCGAGCGGAGAACTGAGCCGAACAAAATGGGGCCGCTTACGGCCGATGTGGCTATAGAGGACGGCAATGGCTTCCTCTGCCGCACCAAAATCAGCCGGCGCAGTGGACAGTCCAGCTGCCATCCACTCTTCGAGCGAAGCAGTGATGATGGCTTTTCGCTCGTCTGTGAGTTCGAGTTTTTGTGCCATGTTAGTCGCTCGCACGGATAAGTTCTGCCGGCGTATACTCGACCTGCTGGCCAAGCAGATATTTGCCGTCCGGAATTTGCTGCGGATCATGGTCGGCCTTGGCGCCGCTGACCAACTCGTGCTTGAGCGTGGCGCCGGAACCGCCACCGGTCTCGACCAGAAGGTATTCGATGTCCTTGTTGTCGAGTTTGGTGAAACCGCAGATGCCCTTGCCGCGGAAGACGTGGGCGTGGCCGGTGACTTCGCCGTTGGCGAGGACCAAGCGGTTGTGTTCGTCGCGTCCGACCGGCGCGGCGTCGGCCGGAATCCGATCCGTGGCGACAAGCAGTACGTCGCCCTGCCGCCAGTGCAGCGGGGCCGCGGTCTTCTTTCTGTTCGGGTGGTTGGTCATGTCTTTGGTCTTTCCTGCCCCTATCTGTGGCTGAGGCGCGCCGTACAATCTGATCACACATTAGAAGGCGGCGCTACTCGCCCTCAGACTGCAGGGTCAGGCGGTCGCAGGTTCGAGCTTTTCGGAAACGGCCCACTGCTCGCCAGCCAGATAAGCATTGACCCACCGCATCGCCAAATCAAGCGACGTAGTTTTGTAGAGCGCATCATTTTTTGGAAAGCGCGCATCGAATACCGCAACCTCCGGCAAATCTTCCGTGCCGCGCACGGTGATTTTGTGGCCGTTGTAAGTGTACATTGCGGGTTTGACTGATTTCGACATATTGGTGTCTCCTTATTTTCCGCCGAGCGTCGTTATCAAATGGCGCGCGTCGAGATTGATCCCATAGGCGAGAGAAGTTTCTATCGAGCGTTCTCCTGTAGCGCGCTCAATTTCTTCCGCAAGCGAAAGCGATATGCGGTGGATGTATTCCGCCCGCTTTAGCCACCTTGCTTCTCTGGCCGCCTTGCCACGAAACGCCGTCATCGTCTTACCCCAGCGCCACGTTTGCGTAGAGCGCCATGCCGTCTTCGACCATGCCAACCAGCACTGCCGGATCAGCCGCGGTGAAAACCTTCAGCGACCCGTTTGCGATGGCGCGGCGAACCTGCCATTCCGGCATCGACGTTCCGCTGCCACGCAGGATGTTGTGGAAATACGCGGTGGCCTTCATGCCACGATTGGATTCGTTCCGCGTGACCTTGTAGACCGTGCCAGCGTGAACGTACTCGCCCGGAATTTCACGGACGCACTGGATGGTCTCGGTGGTGACTGTGGATTTCTTCGACATCTTCTGGCCCTCTTGACCTCTCGCCCGGAACCGTTTCAAGCGGTATGCAGTCTTGTAACGCACGTCCGTAATTCCGGCAAGCGATCTCGCCGCTATGTAACGCGATTTAATGCGGCGGTAATGTTGATCACCGCTTGCCTTCCGGCCATTCAGGCGGCCGAAAACCGGCCAGCATCCAACCGAGCACCCGGCACGCAATCGGGTTCGGTGGCCGCGCGCTGTTACCGTGCAGAGCCTCCCATTTGCGGATGGTGCGCGGGTCAGTATCGAGGGCCACGGCCAGTTCGGCAATGGACAGGCCAAGCGCATTCCGGCCGGATTTGAAGTCAGCGGGCGTCATTGTTGGCGAGTTCCCGATTTTCGCGCGCTATCCGATCGTACTCACGTTCCCGCGCCTTGAAATTGGCGATAGCTTTGGAGCGATTAGGCCCGAACGCTTTTTGGCATTCGGTACATTCTGGGTCTCCGCAATCGTAAACAGGCATGTCTAAGCCCGTCCCTATCTATTCTCGCGAGCGTACTTTTCCGCCGCGATTATGGTTTTTTCGATGGAATCAAGAAGCGGCTCTATTGCGCCTGCTTCGATCATCCACTTCTGGATCGGCGCCGGGATTACGAGGCAGGCCATCATTGCCCGCTGGCGCGCATTTGGCGTCTCACCAGGATCACGGGCGCGATCTATGACATAAGCCTTGAATGCGGATTTCTCGTCCGGGTCAATGCCCATCACGGCTGCCCTCGTTTTGTTTGGTTGGTGGGGGCTTCGCGGACTGCCTGCCTAACGAGCAATTCTACCCGCTGGTACAGCATTTCAATCGCAAGGCTTAGGTCGTTTTCTTCGCGACTGTGAGCCGCAAGGCATACGTTCAGAACGTGCGGATTAAGCCATTGGTCGATTTGCTTGCGGTCCATGATCAGCCTGCGAAGTGGATGAAAAACTCCGGCGCCGCGCCACCGCCCATCTGAATACCGCCGTCGCAGGCCGCTTTCATGGCCGCGTCGAGGTTGGGGTAAATCTCAAGAAGAGCGTCACTGTTGGCTTCGGAAAAGACCGTCCAATCGTCCGTGGTTTCCAACGTGATGTCGATTTTCATGGCCATAGCCGTCTCCCGTTTGATGACAAGAGACTAGGCCCGCCGGGCCGGTAACGCAAGACTGATTACATGTCTGAAACATTAAATTGCGTTACAAGTCACCTCCCATATATCGACACCACGGGAGGGGGGCCTTTGGGCTTAAGCCAGTCTGGGATTGCAATATCGATCGGGAAATACGCCATCATGATCGCGTCGCCCAGGTTCGGCGATCTGGTGCCGTCCGGCGCCTTGTTGACCAGCAATTTCATCTTGGTGGACTGCCCGGCCGTGGGCTGGCTGAGTTCCTTTTCGATCTGGCGTATCACCGGGATTGTGCCGTCGATCGAAATTAGGTCGTTCGGGTCGAAATTGATGCGCGGGCCGATCACGCGGTTGCGGCGCGGGTCGTAGCGGGCGCCGGCCATCACCGCCTGATAGGTGCGGTAGAACCGGAACCGCAGCTCCCACCAGCCCTGCGCCTTCAGGTTGGCGTAAAAATCCTCGTTGGTCGGGCTATCCTTGTCCTCGCTGTCGTCTTCCTGCTTGATCACGCGCAGCTTGGGGTGTTGCGGGCTGGCCGCGGCGTTCCAAGGGATAAACCGGATGTACGGCGGCATCAACTTGTCTTCGATCAGCCGGTTGACCTCAGCCTTGACCCCGGCGCCTACCCCGATGCAATCGTACTGGACCGCGATCTGGCCATGCCCATCGCAAAACGAGGCGGCGCGCCTGGCCGTCTTGCCGGTGTCCATCTCGCCCCATTCGTCGGCGGCTTTGAGCACAATACCGCGGCGCTTGATCAGCGCGTTACGGTCGTTACCACCGCCCTCGACGTCATCGGCCACGTCCAGCGCGGCACCCCATGCCCCGGTTTCCGGAATACCGAGCGTGATATGCGCGTCGATCGCGGCCTTGACCCAGTCCGATTTGATGATGATGCCGGCGACGGCTGCAGCGTAGTTCCGGTCCACCTCTTGGGCGAAAATGTGGCCCAGCCCCTCGCTCTCGAATTTGGATTTGCGGGTGTCGTACCACTCTTTCGTCTTGGTCGGGTGGTCGCGCCAGTCCATCACGAACACGTTGGCCCGATCCTTAACCACCGGCGCGCCACGTACCCACTCGACGCCATTTTCCCGGCGCCGGTGGAACACGTTACCGACGCCGTTAACCGATGAAAGATCAATCTGAACGCGGGTGTTTTCGGACAGCGCCGCCTCAATCGCTTCGGGATGCTCGTAATGTGCAGACTCATCTTTGAAGGTACAGAGCGTGCGCCCACCACGTCCGATATTGTCGCCCGCCTCGCCCGTGATCGTCGCCCCATTTTCCGGGTTGATCAGCTTCATGAACCCACTATGAATTCGCGGGTTGAACCCCTTCGGCAGAAAAAAGTCCGGCAGGTTGAACACCAGCGTGCGGATTTTGTCGAAAATCGACTTCGGGTCGCCAAGCTTATCGACCAGCTCTTCCTTGCGGCTTCCCCAGCCAACCGCGGCGCCCTCCCAAAACAGCCACAGCCACACCGAGAAGCCGCAGCAATCCCACGTCGCGCCCATGTCGCGGCACTTCTCGATCAGCCCCGACGCCTCGCCACGGAGGCAGGCATAGAGAAATTCGACTAGATCGTCCTGGCGCGGGAACAGGATAAACGGCACCCGCGTCGGAACATCTGACCCTGCGGCGCGCGGGTCGTAGGTGTCGCACCAGTGGTTGATGAATTCGGCCGGCCGCGTTCGGTAATATTCTTTCGCGCCCGCGATAAGCTCTGGGTGGGCGCGCAGGTGCAATACCTGTTGCTGCCGCCAAGCGTAGACCGCAACGTAATCCGGCGGCCAGTTTTCCTTACTTCTTGTGCAAGGAGGCTGCATATGCTTCGGCCGCCTCCTTCGCCGTCATCTCGGCGGTGATGACTTGGTGGTGCATTTCAATCGCGCCCCCACCTTTGCCGCCCATTTCAATCGTGGCCAGCTTCGGATGTACGAATGGCGCCACGTCTTTCGCGATAATGTGCGCCTGCATCGCCTTGCCGTCGTTGATTATTTCACCCTTGGGGTTGATCGCCTTAGCCCAAAGCGCCCGCATCAGCCGTAACGACAGCTCAAGGGGGGTAATCCCGGCATTTGTCGCCTCTTCTATGATTTCCTTCCGGCGCCGCGTAGCCGCTGTAATTGCTCCCTTTTTTCGTCCGGCGCCCGTTCGTTTGCCGCCTCGCATATTGATTTCCTCTGATTTTCTTAGAATTTCGTCCGGCAGGTTCCGCACGCTCCGGTGATTGCTGCCGCTGTAACGCTTGGTCTCTGCATGGCGGCTTGGACAAGGTCTAGCGTCTTTCCAGCGCCGCGGCCAGCACCGTAACGACGGACGATGCAGACAAACTCTTCCACATCGTGCCCTTTTAGAACATATACGGGCTGTCCGTCACGGGTAAACTTTGGGCCTCCAAATTTGTCAAGCGCTTGGCCGCAATGTGCCAATTCGTGTTCGACCAGCGCGCAGAAGCTGCCGTCGTCGCAAACCGAGGCATAACCGGCGTCGAACGTCAGGATAAAATCCGGTAGCTCCCCAAACCAGTCACGCATCTGCTGCTCTTGGCGGGCCTTGATCCACTTGCCGCCTTGAAATTGCGATCGTTCGGCCTGACCAACGACCTGGACCATATGCCGGCTGTTTGGAATAGTCGCCCAAAGGCAACCGATGATGGCGTCTCTCAGGTGCTGGTGATCTGGGTTTTCGAGTGGGGCGCCGTCCACCACGAACGAGGCCATAGCCCAATTGGCGAGGTCTGGCGCCGGGATAAAATCGGGCGGAACGGTGCCGGGCTCAAATTCCGGCGGCCTTGGGCGTTTGTGAACGGTGGCGACTGACATGTGGTGCCCGTTACGCCGCTTCCGATTGTGCCGGCGCAGGGTCGGCACTGACACTGGCCTGTTTCGACTGCGGCTGAAAGACGATCTTACGGTGCTCTGGACACCATGGATAGCCGGGGCGGCCGCACATGCGCCAGTCAGGTTCTCCGGGCTCGCCGGTCATGAACTGACAACCACCGCGCGGCGGAAAATCCCGGACAGGGCCGGTGGGCTCAAGATCGGTAACGCCGCGTAACTCGGATGGGCTGTAGGTGATGCGCTGGGTCGGGCGGTCTTTAACCTGCTTTGGACGGTGCAAACGGTTGAAAGTGCGGGACCTTTCCGGTATTGTGCCGAGAATGCCGAGCCGCGCAAGTTTCCCAATCACAGCGTTGCGGCTGAAAGTGGTGCCGTGAGCTGTGTTGATGATCCTGGCCGTGACACTCGCGGAATAACCGTCAACGACATAGATTCGCTTGGCTTCGTCGCAGAGTTCCTGGGTCCAAACCGACATTACGGTTTTTCTTTTGGGCGGGGCGCGGCCGGCGGCGCGTAGCAGTAGAGATTGCCGCTGGGACCGTCGCCGCAGCGGTGGAACCCGATTGACGCCAGAAATTCATCGGAAAATCCAGTGGTTACCGGTTGCGGCGGCGCATCGGCGCGCACCGTCAGGCATTGATCCTTGCCGAGTTCAACCGATCCGGCCGCGGTCTGAACCTCGGTCGGGGTGCGGAAGCAGACCGTGGTGTCAGCCTTGAGCCGCAGCGTGCCGTAGGCGTCCCAGGCCATGGCCGGACCAATGGCGAACATAGCGAGGAATAGAATGGTGGGGATTGATCGCATATGGTCCTCAGCGGTGCCTATCGAACAACCAACCACAGAAAATACCTATCAGGACTGGCGCCATCGGAATTAAGACAATACCACATGCCAGAAGAAAAGTTCCCAACCAATATTCCCATGCTGGCATGATAACCCCTCTATTTCGACGCCCTGGCGGCCTGCCGCTCACGAAAGCGCCTGACCCGCTTGAGCGTTAGTTCGCGGATATGGGCCTTGCGGATTTCGGTCGGGTCGATGGGGTCGGGATTGACGGCCAGCGGGCGGCCGCTGCGGGGTGTCGAGCTGGGCTCGACAGGGGCATCCTTGGCCCGCGCCATGCCCTCCGCTATGATCTGCTGGGCCGTCTTGTTGGTGGTTTGTTGCGGTGCTCGGTCGGATTGGCCCGGCAAATGTCCGGATGCACGATCCGGGTCAGGGGCGGGTTTGGCATCTGGCCTCTTTGTCATCCTCTTCCTCGCGGATTTGGGGGCTGACCGCACCGCTGGCCTGCCCGGAGTTTCCCCCGACACTTTCGATGGCGCCTCGGCTTTGGCCGGCGCCGAATCTCGTTTGCATGGCATGTTGGACCAGTGGTGGTGACCACATTTGCGACAGGTGGGAGGGATGGGCATCAGAGTGTCCTATCAGACTAAGCGCCAAACTGCGCATGTTTGGATGCCATCAATAATTACTACGCGCGCGCCGCATCGGCCCACGGCAATTCTCACGTTACACCAGCTTTCGCCGCGTTACAACCTCTATCGCAAACAAAATCACCGCCGCAGGCCAAGCCGCCGCTATGGTGATGATCGCCAGAGGCGACCGTGAGTGCCGGTTTGCGATCAGCGCGAACGCGATAACACCGACGATGTAGAGCGCGAGGAGTGCGGTCTCCATTGTGGCCTCATATGCTGGAAGTGAGCGCAGCGCGCCCGACTTTGGTTATTGACACAACGGTGCCGGACCATCCGACACGCTGCGCTCGGATTAACCCCGCCGCGCGGAGCGCATTAAACGTCCTCAAACGCATCTGATCTGGCCATCCGCCGCACGGCTTGCCACCCCAAAAAGAGGTTTCCCAGTTACCGGCTGACAACCACGCAAGGGCTTTTTTCTGCGGCTGCGTTAGGTGTTCCAAGGCTGCGGCCTCTTCTGAGTTATCCGCTGATCCCGAAGGACCAACCCAAAAACGTGATAGCGTAACTCACGCCGATAAATGCCGCGCCCACGATTACTAAAGCCGCCAATGAGCTGCCAACAGCCACAACAAGCTGGTCAGCCTATGTACGCGCTTGACTTTGAATTTGCAACAGCGTATTTGAACTTTGTTCATCGGTTAGGATTTCAAGTGCAAAAGACTATCAGAACCTACTTTCGGCCAGAACCTCGCTGCCCCATGACGCGGCAACAATCTGTCGCTGAGAAGTTCGACGGCAAGGTTATTCCCTACGAGAACATCAACGAGTGGATCAGCCAAATGCGCCCACGTGATGTTGTGGGTGTGCCATATTATCACCGGCTGGCAAGCAACGCAGAGGACTTGAAGGCGGTACGTGATCGGCTCAAGGCGTTCTGTGTGGTTGTTCTGGAAATTGACACTGACCGACGCAGCGACAACCCAGATGACTTGGCCGACATGGTGGATGAAGCCCGTACGTTCTACGCCCGCAACGGCATGACGACTGCCGAGGCGAAGCGGCTTGGAGCGCTTGGGGCAAAAGCATCGCCCGTTACCAAATCCAAATCGAACGAACGATTGCCCGTCGAGATGGCTGAGAAAATCCTGAACGACCACGAGACATATCCGACGTTGCCCATCGCTTACCATGTCATCAATAACGCGCGGAATGCGGACGGCAAAAAGTTCAAACGGAAGTGGTATCCGTCGCTCGTGACGCGGCTGGCGAAACAAGGCAAAATTCACATAAAACTTCGGCGCAGTGGCCCGAAGTGCAAGCAGTAGGGGAGACCGTGATGCTCAAAGCGTTGCCTACCAACGATCTGTCGCCGACGATGAAGGACGCCTATCATCAAATCTGGTCTCATGGCGGCGTGGTCGAGCGGCGGCCGGTATGCCAGTACGTGAAGCCGCCAGAGCAGAAGCCGAAAACGGCAAGATGCGAGCAACGCTTGAAGCTTATGAGCGCTGGGAGGCGGACTTGATTGAATACAATGCCGCGTGGAAGAACGGCACGCTGACGATCTCGCAGGCCATGTGGGACCGCTTCATTGAAATTCAGGCCATGCGCAACGAAGCGCTGGGCAGATAGGGAGCACAGGCCGATGAAGGTCACAACAAAAGCCGAACTCCTGAAGGCAATCAAAGTCCTCAAGCGCGCCCACGTCGAGTATCACCGAGCAATCGAGGCTGATACCCAGCCGCGGTTGCAAAAAGCCGGAACCAGTTATTTCATCGCCAAGGCCAAGCTGTTCAAGATGGCAGGCGTTTAACTGAGGAACCGAAGAGATGGCACAACTGACCGACGACCAGGATTTAGTCCTGAGTATCTTGAACGACCACGGCGCAACTCGCTTTAAGTCGGCGCGAGACCTTACAGCTTGCGATTTTCTATGCAAGCACGGCTACATATCAGACCAAGGGCGTGACGGACTTATGTCTCTTGCGCCCAAGGGTTTGCGTTATCTCAACACTCACTAAGAAAGGCGCCTCCGTGCCGTCATTCGGAAAGATGCGTGACATACGAGACGAGATTCTGGCGGCGGCCGACTTGCGGGCGAGCGATGCCTACGTCAAGGAGCACGCCGAAAACGAAATGCTTCTGGCGGCTGGGAGGATTCTGAAGGCTCACGGCTATGTCGTTTATTTTCCCCACCACCTGAGAAAATGAGGAGCGATTTGGTGAAACCTCGCGCGCTTGATCTTTTTTGCTGTGCTGGTGGCTCTGCGATGGGCCTATTCCGCGCTGGCTTCCAAGTCGTTGGGATCGACATCGAACCTCAGCCGCACTACCCGTTTCAATTTCAACTAGGCAACGCCATGGACTTCGACCCGCAAGGGTTTGATTTTATCTGGGCGAGCCCTCCGTGTCAGGCATACACCAACGCACAGCGCATTCGTGGTCGCGAACATCCAGACTTGATTGAGGAATTGCGCAGCCGCCTGTTATGGTTTCCGCATATTCCCCACGTAATTGAAAATGTGCCGGGTGCGCCACTCATTAACCCGCTTGAACTTTGCGGCGCGATGTTTGGCCTAAAGACGTATCGCCATCGCATTTTCGAATGCTCGTTCCCGATCGACCAACCCGCCCACCCGCCGCATATCGCTCCAGTCCGCAAGATGGGGCGCCGCCCGCAGCCTGGGGATTTTATGCATGTTGTCGGAAATTTCTCCGGCGTCGATCAGGCGCGTGAAGCGATGGGAATTGACTGGATGCCTCGCGACAAATTTCGGGAAGCAGTCCCACCCGCATACTCGGAATACATCGGGCGCGCGGCGCTCGATCACATCGAAGCGGCTAAGACCGCATAGTTAGGAAGGGAAACCGACGTGAAAATAGGAACTCTTGTTCGCTTTGCACACGAGCAAAACGGCGGCCCTGTCCATAGAATAGTTCTGGTGGCCGACGACGGCATGGTTGAGCTTCACGACATGAGCGGACTATTCGCGTCACATCTATTCGTCGCTGCTGCTGACATCGCAGGAATTCCGTTTGATGATGACGGACGCAACAAACCGCTCGGTGCGGATGACGCAGAATTTGGAATGCCTAGATAGAAAGGGAGTGCGACGATCACCCTCCGTCAGCCTTGTGCGCCTCAGCGGCAAGCCGCCGCGACCGATCACGCAAAATCTGCGCCTCTCTCATGTGGTAATCGACGTTGGCACCGGTAGACCGTCCAGCCTTGCGCTGCTCGGCGTGGGCCATGTCGAGGACTTCTAGGGCCAGTTCAAGTTTTGGTGACATCCTGTCTCCCCTGTGTTCCTGGCGCGGCAGGAACATCGTCCGTTGCCTTGAACGCTGCCATTGCATCGTCGGCGCACTTGAGCATATACGCAAGCGTGTTGCGAAGATTTTCGACGATATTGTATGGCCCAACGATGCCGGATTTATACACCAATGCGAGCGCTGACTTCACACTCGCTACGTCGATATAGGTTTGCCCCAGCCCTGAAACCAACTCGCGCCACTTCTCCGCATCTGCGATGGCGCCGCGCTCCCTCGTCACAAGATCACGCTTGGCACGTTCGTCGTATTCCTTGCGCAGCCGTTCATCGATCTTCCGAGTTTTGATTGCGTCGTCTTTGTCGGCCGGCCGCGATGCGGATCGGAATAGCGATGCTACAAACGGTCGCCCGATAGGCTCGGCTTGGTGTTTTGCCGCGGCTTTAGCCTGTCTGATTTTCTCGCCACAGACCTCTAGCAGTCCCCACCCCTCCGGTACTTCAGCGACCGGTATTACATCCTTCGGCGCCGCCACGAAAAAATAGTCACAGAAGCGCGCCAACTCTTCCGCCTTCTGAGGATTGGACTTTTCACGCCGCCAATCGCCTCGTGAAATCTTGACCTCAATGCCGATGATGGTCAGCCCGCGCGAAGGCCATAGGCTCATAACCAGCACGTCGAGGTGACGGTGCGCCGCAAATCCAGTCCCTTGCGCGACCTCAAACGCCATGCCGTATTCAGCTGCCGGGTAGTGATCGCGCAGCGCCGATTTGACATCCTCAGCCGTGTAGCTCCGTCTCGGCTCTTTTGGCGTTAGAAGATCGCTCATGGCTTCAATCTCTCAGGATAGCCGCACTCTCCGCCGCAATAATCCACCAGCATTTCAAGGCACAGTAAGGCCGCCTCTTTCACCTTGTTCTGGCTACGCGCTTCGCCGGAATATGCCCGTACACATGCCATTGACGGAATGTGCGTTATCGTAATCCAGTACGGATTTGGGCTGGTGTGCATCCCGTTCGGGCGATCTTCCGTGATTTCTATCTTCAGGTCTTTGTCAGGAATGACCATCGCCCTATTTTCCTGTTTCCAACGCGGCGGCCGCAATCGATCCAATACCGGATACGATATGGCGCGCCCATTTTGCATGCATTGCGCCCATGCTGATGTTGGCGTGTTCAAGGACGGCTTGAGCCTCCACCAAATCAACTTCTGGAAACATCTCTAGCGGATATGCTTTCGCCCATTGGTCGATTTCGCGAAGTGCGGCTTCAAGTTTTTCTTCGCGGTCAGTCATGTGCTACTCCTCGTAGTTTCCAGCGACGCGGCGCCTAGACGGCGGGCGACCGGTTTAGAATTTCTTGCGCGCATTTTTTCGGCCGCAGCCTTAAGAACGTCGTGCGCGTTTTTTGGATTTCCCAAATGTAGCCTTGGCCACTCGATCGGCATCCCCTTCGCCCCCATCTTCAAAGCGTTTTCTTTGCAAATTCCGTAAGCGTAATCTCGGGTAGGATCGTCCAAATTCATCGATGCTGTAACAACTTCATATCCCTTGTGCCCCATAAATGCTGAAAGTTTTCTTTGAAAAATACTCACTCTTTCGAGCGGGTTTTCAATTGTCACCGTCCCCGGCTCGTAATCCCTGCCCGTCCCGTCTTTCTTAAAATCAACAACAACAAAGTTACTTTCTTCTGTTGTAAGATTCGGGTTTACGGGTGTTGCTGCTTCTACTTTCCTTTCCTTATCTTCCCTTCCCTTCTCTTGGGACCCCGGCGGGATGACTTCGGAATTCCCGGTGGGTGTCCCGGTGGGAGCGCGGCTGCGTAGTAGTCGGGAGTGCGGAGAAAGCGTCGCCAGCATCACCACGGCGGCCGATATTGCGTCGTCAAATGGCTGTGGATCGTATTCAGTGTCATAACGCTTCGCGTTGCCAGCGGCACTGCTTTTTCGTTGGCGAAGTTTTTCAACCCATCCCTCTAGCGCCTTTCCCGCTACGACAGGGTGGTATAGTCTGCCGTCAGAAGCCTTCTGCCATCCGTACAACGCCATATCCTTCACTTTGCGCCAAGACTTTACGTCTCTTGCAAATTCGGCTAGGCGTGCCAGCGATGCGTCATCGTCGGGAAGAGATGCGGCAGGGACTTGGTGAAAACTCTTAAGCCAAAGAGTGACACCAGCGCGCCATTCGGCGTCGGTCGCTTTGGCATGAAACTCAGAATCGAATAGTCGCGCAATATCAATCCCGAGGTACGGGTAATCCCGAAGATCACACCCCGGAGGCGTTAGCGGATCGGCCATCACTCGCGCGCCTCTTTGTTTTTAGATTCTTGCCGCCAATCTGTCTGGTCCCAAGTTCCTTTGCCTAAATTACATTCCTCGCACAGAATCTGGAGGTTATCTTCGTTGAGTGCCAGTTCTGGGAACCGCGATCTGGGTTTTATGTGATCTACATGCAGTGGACCGTCAGTCTGTTGGCAGAGTTCGCATTTTGCCCCGCGCTCCTTGAATACCCTATAGCGGAGGCGCCTCCACTCCACTGTCGCGTAGAAGCTATCTTGTTTTGGAGCCGATACGGTTCTTATTTCAGGAAGGATTGTTAACGTCTTTACTATTTTCCGGCTTTCATGAGGAATAACCTGCATCAAATATCGTATGATTATACGATTACAATGACGTTTGATGGACGGTAAATTCCATCCAAGTTGTCGATATATGGCCTCGCAAACCTCATAAGGAGTGGTTTTTTCCTTAGAAATAAAGCCTATTTTTTTGAGATGACTGACAACCGTAGCAAAAGCTAACGCTCGAATAGCCTCATCATTGAGACAGCCGATGTGTTTTCTCATAGCTCTGTTGATTACTCCCGTGAGTGGGTGCCGGTCGGGCCGAGTCACGGGAGTGAACCAGCAACCCGACCTAACACCTCCTTCGTCTCAACAACCGTCGCTATGCGGCCGACGCCTGGCATAGCCTGCCGACGAAATCATAGGTACACACCCATGGCACTCGTACCGCTGCTTGTAACATTGCTGATCGTCGGGCTGATCTTTGCCGTCATCTGGTGGGCAATCTCAACAATCCCGCTACCGGCGCCGTTCGGAATGGTCGTGCGGGTCATTTTTGCGGTGATCGTTGTGATCGTCCTTATTGGCATGTTGACCGGATCAATCGGCGGTATCGGCCTTGGCCACCTTGGCGCGCTCGGAAACTGCCGCTAGTCCCGCACCAACGGCCGAACCGAGCAACTACCCTTCCGACACCCCAATCCGTGCGTCAGCGCCCGCATGAGTGGCCACCCCATGCTAAGCCGCTGCTTTACCACCGACAGAGCAATTGCCGTGCCTGATAGCCTGTGGGCTTCTGAGACGGGCATTTCGCGGCCCTGGTAGGTTACCGTCGCGGCGGGTTGTTGGGGATCTGGTTCGTCGCACGGCGTTTCATCGGCCGGCCGATCGGACTTCCTACCCTCGGATGTCCTCCGCTGGCGCTCGGCGGCCGGTATTTTTGGCAGGCCAAGCCGGAACGCCTTCCCAATCACCGCGTTTTTGGTAAACTGCGGCCCTAGCATCCCGGCAATTTCAACCGCGCTGGCGTGCGGCCAGAATATCGTCAGGGTTGAGACTTGAGCCTCACCCCAGATTGTATTGC